CGTCAGAGTTAATAATAACAACTCAATTCAAATGGCTTTTGCTGGTACTGACAGATTTACAGTGTCAAACGCTGGAGTTGACGTAACAGGAACTTTAGATGCAACAGGCAATGTAAGTGTTGGCGGTAATCTAACAGTACAAAATAGTGATCCTTATATAGACATTGTAGACTCAGACCATAACTCAGACTTTAGACTTGCTGCAAGTGGTGGTAACTTTACAGTTAGAGACACTACTAATGGTGCAAATAGAATCACTTTAGCTTCAGACGGTACACTTGATGTAGCTGGTAACTTAGATGCTAACGCTGGTATTGACGTAACAGGAGACCTTACTGTAACACAAAATGCTTCATTTACTGGTACTTGTTCAGCAGCATCATTTACTACTAATAGTGGTGGTCTTATCATTAACTCACAGACTCCAACAATTAGTCTTGTAGATTCTGATGCAAACCCTGATTATTCAATCCGTGTAAACGGTGGTATCTTCCAAATTTCTGATGCTACCAACGGCAATGCTAATAGAATAGTAGTTAATTCTGATGGTCACGTTGATGTAACTGGCAATCTAGATGCTGAAGGCGGTGTTGACGTTACAGGTAATATTACAGTTACAGGAACAGTTGACGGTGTAGACATAGCAGCTAGAGACACATTATTTGGTGGTTTGACTGCAAGTTCTGGAGTATTAACTGACGGAGTAACGGCAACTACACAAGCACAATCCAACAACTCAGCACAAGTTGCTACAACTGCTTATGTAAGGACAGCAGTAGCCAACTTAGTAGATTCATCACCCGCTGCCCTTGATACTCTTAACGAGTTAGCAGCAGCTATTGGAGATGATGCAAACTTCTCTACAACTATTACTAACAGCATAGGTACTAAGATGCCTTTAGCTGGTGGTGAGTTTACAGGTGATGTGACTTGTGAAAACATTACACCTGATGGAGATAGTTCTAGAAACTTAGGTACAAACTCTGTAAGATTTGCAAACGTATATGCTGACAACTTTGTTGGTGGCGGTGGTAACTTAACAGGTGTATCATCATTTGTATCTGGAATGATCTTGTTATGGTCTGGTGCAATAAACAACATACCATCTGGATGGGTATTGTGTGATGGAAATAGCAGTACACCTAATCTTCAAGATAGGTTTGTTGTTGGTGCTGGTAACTCTTACTCTGTAGGAGATACTGGTGGTGCAAGCTCTGTAACGCTAAGTACAAGTCAGATACCAGCTCACTCTCACACGATGACTGTTACTGACCCTGGACACTACCACACTACTAACGACTACGTTGCTCGTGCATACTATCAAGAACCAAGAAACATTGGTAGTGCTACTGACGGTAACTGTAACTACACTGGTGATACTAACACTAAAACAACTGGTATCTCAGTTAGTGCTGGTAATACTGGTGGTGGCGGTTCTCACGAGAACAGACCTCCTTACTATGCACTTGCTTACATTATGAAAACATAGTGGAAATACCTAGTATAGTATTACCAAACGGACAGAAGTTAGAAACAATATCTATACCGCTGCCTACTGCTGACGTTCCTAGTTATGTACCTATGGTAGTGCCCCCTAGCGATCTTAGAGAGCCAGAGGGTACAGAACCAGAGACTACAGAAACTACGGAACAACCAGCACCAAGTATAAACATACCAATGATTAACATAGACGTACCACTGCCTACTGCAGATACAGTAGTAGTGGCAGGTTATGCAGCGGTATCTGCCGTAGCTGTGACTACATTCGCTCAACCATTTTTTGACACCATAAAGAAAAAACTACAAAAGTTCATACAAGGTAAGATTGATAAATGGAAGAAGAAAAGGTCATTAAAGGACAACCAAGAAGTTTCACAAGAAAACTAAAAGATGTTGTAGAAGATAAAGAACATCAAATAGAAATACTAGGCACTTTTGTAAGACTGGGTGTGGTAGTATGGTCTGGATTTATCATTACTATGAACTATGTAGATATACCTATGGTTAAGAAATCTGGTAACTCTGACATTACTTTTGTGGCCAGCGTTTTTACGGGAGCACTAGCCACATTCGGTCTTACTACTGGTAAGAATGGTGGAAGCAAACCTCCTGTATGTCCTATGGCAAACAAAGACAAACCAAAAACATGAAAAAACTACTTATTGCTATGCTACTGCTACCTGCAGGTGCATATGCTAATACCGTCACGCCTCAGTTTACTACAGGGTCGATGAACGCAACGACCACAACCACACAGACTATAACCGAAGTAGAACAGCGTCAAGTATATGGTGCTGAAGTAAAGACTTGGAACGGGTCTAACATCACATCATCAGCAAGTGCTGGTATCGCTGGAGGCGATGCAGTATTTACTGTTACTGACACTACACTACCTTGGTCACTAGAAGTCACATCAAGATCAGCTGGATTAGTAGAACAATGGGATACCACAAGAAACTATACAATCAACTCTACTACTACCTCGCTCTCTGTATTCTCACAATAACACCAGCATATGCGGAAGGAGACACCAATAACTCGTCCAACCCTGTGGCAGCAGCAACAGGAAATGTTACCAATCAGGCTGTGCAATTTCAAAATAACGGAGCACCGTCTAGACAACAATATGGTTCTTCCATATCTTGTAATGGATCAACAATGACGTTTAGCCCCTTTTATATGGGTAATGACACCTCACCATATGACCCAGAGGGTTATGTCATATCAGAGAACTGGGGCTTTCAAATAAACTTTTCAGTGCCACTTAACCGTGACTTGACTAAACAATGTCAAGAAATAGCTAAGAGACAAGAAGAAAAGATGAGGCTTGACTACGAGCTTGTTCGTGCACTTAAATGTGCAGAACTACAACAAAAAGGGTTTACGATATACCCTGGCAGCCGTGTAGCTCACATGTGCCAAGACATCGTACCAATACAATCATTACTTAAGACAGATGTTAGCACTACTAAAACCAATCGTTTTAACTTTTTTAAAAAGTGAGAAATTTAAACTATTTGTAGTTGACTTACTAGAAAAGTTATCCAAAGAAAGCGATAACGACCTTGATGACAAGGCAGTAGAATTTATTAAACGAGGATTAAAAGTTGAGTAAAAGAGCAGGAGAACAACAGTTTAACGAATTACATAATTTAGTTACAACTGAGCTTATAGACAGAATACGTAGCGGTGAAGCTACTACCGCTGACCTAAAAGCTGCTGCTGACTGGCTCTATAAGAACGATATAACAGGTGTAGCGTTCGATACGTCACCGTTATCTCAACTAGCAGACATTATGCCAACTGTCGATTTTGACACAGTACAAAAATCGGTAATTAGAAATGGCTCCTAGACGACTACCACGTAAACAACTAAAAAAAAGTGCAAGAAACTACAGGGACAACCCCGAATCCAGAGCAAAGAAAAACGCCTACAACAGAAAGCGTAACTCAACCAAAGAAGCCATTGCCTACAGAGTGGAACTTAAAAAAGCCCGTAGAAAAGCGGGGGCAGAAGGTAAGGGCGGTAAGGATTTTTCACACACTAAATCAGGAAGATTAGTACGTGAAAGTGTTTCAAAAAACAGAGCTAGAAATCGTGGTAAAAAATGACACCAGTACTTCCTACTTATAAACATTACACACAAAACTTAATAGTCATGACATCAGGAGACGCAAAACGCCTATGGAGAAAAGCTATTAAGGAGGCAAACAATTATGAATGTATTTATTGCGGACAAAAACATTATGAATTTGATCTTACCATTGACCATGTACATCCCAGATGTTTGGGAGGTGCTACCAATATTTGCAACTGTGTTCCCGCCTGTAGACGATGTAATCAAGAAAAAGGAAGTATGAACTGGTTAGTGTGGTTTAGGGATAACTTCCCACCAAACCCACTACGAGAAAACCTAATATTAGATTGGATTAAATGAACAAACTATTTAACCCTAACAAGCTACTATTACAGGAACTAAAAGACATTGCATATGCTACACCTCGCCCAGTTCGTTGGGCTATGGTGTGGTTTTTGTTATGGCTAGAACCTCAATATGTAGACTACAAAGCCAAGAAAGCTGTAGATGATGCCGTTAAAGAGTACCACAGACTATGTGATTTCTGTGAAGAATGGCGTAGTGAACCTGGGGTAAAGGTTATACCATCTGAAGTCAAGGGCTTAGATGACATGAGTATAAACTATGAAGATTGAAGAACAACTCCAAAAAGACTTTAGGTATTTTCTTACCGCTGTTTGGACACATTTAAACCTACCCGCTCCTACTAGAGCACAACTATGTATCGCTGAGTACCTACAACATGGCCCAAAAAGATTACAAATCCAAGCGTTTCGTGGCGTTGGTAAGTCTTGGATTACTGCTGCATTTGTCCTTTGGACTCTATTCAATAACCCAGATAAAAAGATTATGGTCGTCTCTGCTTCAAAAGATAGAGCAGACTCATTCTCAATCTTCTGTCAAAGATTAATACTAGAGATACCTTGGCTATCGCAGCTAAAACCTAAAAATGATGACCAGCGTTGGTCACGTATATCATTTGACGTGGGGCCAGCAGCCCCGCACCAAGCACCCTCAGTTAAGTCTGTGGGTATTACAGGACAGCTTACAGGATCTAGAGCTGACCTTATGGTACTAGATGATGTCGAAGTACCAAACAACAGTATGACAGAACTACAACGTGAAAAACTTTTACAGTTGGTTACTGAATGTGAGTCTATCCTTACTCCTAAGCGTGATTCTAGGATTATGTTCTTGGGAACTCCTCAAACCACTTTTACTGTCTACAATAAACTACGAGAACGTAGCTATAGACCATTTGTATGGCCAGCTAGATACCCACGTAAACTAGCTATGTATGATGGTTTGTTGGCTCCACAGCTAGTAGAGGACTTAGAAAAGTCAGATATGGCTTGGAAACCTACAGATACACGTTTTAAGGAGGAGGATTTACTAGATAGAGAAGCATCTATGGGACGTAGCAACTTTATGCTACAGTTTATGTTAGACACTACACTGTCTGACGCAGAAAAGTTCCCACTAAAGTTTGCAGACCTAATAATACACCCCGTAAACCCTACACATGCACCCGAAAATATTATTTGGTGTTCTAGTCCAGACAATATAGTCAAAGACTTACCTTGTGCGGGGCTTCCAGGGGACTACTGGTACAGCCCTATGCAGGTACAAGGAGACTGGGTTGAGTATCAAGAGACTATATGCAGCGTAGACCCCTCTGGAAGGGGCTCAGACGAGACTGTAGCATGCTTCTTATCACAGTTAAATGGTTTTAT